AAGACCCTCCAATTTAATTGTGTCTTCTTGGCCACATTTTTCACATTTATAATTTAATTCATGTCTCAATTTTGGCATTGTTTCAAAGAACTTTGATATGTTTTCAAACTGATTTGAATTTAAAGATTCTAAAAATTCAATCGAATCTTGTAGATTATCAGGATCATGTACGCTATCACCAACATAAACACATTTTAGAGATCGTGCAATTAATTCTAATTGATTGGTACTTTCTGTAGCTTGTCTTATTGTTTCTATCGTAGGATAAGACATTTCTACAAACATTGAATCATCAATTTTAATTTTCGCAGTATGTTCTGGTAAAATAGTAATATTAACTTTTTCAAGATTTAAATCAATCTTAGTAACTTGATCACACGGTTCTCCTTTATAATTAACTCCATCAGTATGTCTGTATTCTAATGATATAACTTCTCCAATAGATTTTGCTCTAATGTTTAGAAAAATATATTCTAGATCAAAATATGGAAGTTTATTCGTATCTATTTTTTCAGAAACAATACATGCAGCACATACATCTTTTACCGCAGTAATCATTGATAATTCATCACCAGCTTCTACTGCCATCAAAAGAATTTTTTCTTCTTTTACTAATAATGATCTAAATGAAATTTCTTTTTTATTAGACGGTAGTATAAGTTTAAATGTAGGTACTGCAATTTTTGGCAAAGCCATAATAAATCCTCCATAGTTTAATCATTATGGTGTAAAATTAATAGAAGCATTAAACGCTTTGTTTAGATTATAAGAAGAACTATATGCGTGTGTTTCTCTACTAAACCAGTATTTAAATTCTACTTGTAATCTCGCATATCCCTCTTCTATCCAAGACATGTTTATATCATTTACTGATACTGGATATGCTTCTTCTAGAGATATAACATATTTTAAATACTTCGCTTCTGTATTTAAATTTTCAGTTCCTATAACTCCTTTTTGAACAGCCTCAGATTCTAATTCGGTTTGTCTTGGTAATGTTTTAGGATTTCCATAACTATATTGTTTTATATTCACAGTTCCTACATAATCATCATAATATCCAGTATCAAACATATTAGGATAAACTCTTCCATTTCTATCTACTCTGGCTTGTCCTAATGCATAATCTTGCCACTGCATAAAAAATTCTCGTTCTCTCATATCTTCACTAAGAATGATAGTCATAGTGCAATTCTGTTGCGCTTGTCTATATGCCATTGATCTTACAGGACCATGATAATTCTGATCTAATGTTGTAATATTTCTTCCTACAAGATTTACAGTTTCAATACGAAATGTAAGTTGCTGTGCGGTTCTGCCAAAATTACTTAATTTATCAACGATTGGACTTTTTGCTATTTCACATTCAAATAATGAAGGACGAGCAATTCCTGAATCTGATATTACTGAAGAGAATGTTGAAACATTAAATGGCATTTCTGCTGTCCTTATAAACTTGATTTCGTGTTGCGCCTATAAATCTATCAAGAGGCAAAAACATTACCATTTCCCACTCTTCTGGATGAATATATAAAAATCTTGTTTGTATATGTTCTACAATATATCTCTTTACACAAGGTTTATAAAAGCCATTACTTGCCGCTTGTTGTAATAATGAATATGATAATTTTAATCTTGTTTGTTCTGTTATTTCTTTTTTAGTGCTTGATAAATTCCACAATCTTTCCATAAGTCTTGCTCTTAGAAGTGGCGGCAGATAGTGCATATTCAATCCAAGAAAACTATCTCCTTGTTTAGCATATCCAGTTGTTCTACCAGAACCTATAGGAAACACTAATGGGAATCTATCATAATACGGCAATACTTTTTTTAGTTTTGGATCATATTCAAACAAATACATTGCTCCAAGAATAGGTTTATCTGTAAGTCTTTTTGGATCCGACTTAATAACAGAACTTGGAGTTATTCTTATATTACTTACATTTTGTCTAAACCAATTTCTCGCATCTGCTTTTTTTGCTGAAACTGTAGGATCAATTCCTGCTTTTTCAACTCGTTCAAAAACGCGATCTAATGTGTAACTAACCATTATAGATTAAGCTCTTTTTCTGTAAGAATTACGAATTCCCATTTACGATCTTTACAGTACTCTTGTGCTGCTTCCCATTTACGACTATTTATAGCGTATGTTACAACTTCGTTTAGATACTTTTTAGTTGTTCTTTGACCAATCTTCTTTGGAATTGGCTGTTTTGTTTGATGATTTGGCTTAATCTCAATCATAAGAGTTTTTGTAATACTGTTCTTATCTTTTACTTTAATGATAAAGTCCGGAAAATATCTATGCCATTTGCCGTCAATGGGAGACTTATAAGGAATGGCCAATTCTTCTGACTGCCATTCAAGAACATTATCAGTCATATCAAAGTATCTCATCGCTCTTGCTTCCCAGCTTGACCGATAGATTATATTAGTAGGATTTCCTCTATACTTCTGAGGATTTCGTGGTGTAAATTTACCTTTGTATGTCATAGCAGTATATATTTACGATATAAATATTATGATTCCACGAAAGGAAATACTTAATGGCTGATGCTCTTTATCCTACTCCACCGCAGAATATTCCTGCTTCTGATGATCCGGCAGGAAATATTACTAGATTTGTTAGTTCTCAAAATACTCCTATACCAGAAGTCTCGCCACAGATGCGAGATTTAAATGATCTTGCATTGAGTCAAATTGCATTTGGTGGAAAAGCATTAACTAGAAATAAAAATTCAGAAAGTTTATGGTTTCCTGATGATTTAAGAACCGGCGCGCCCAATCATATAATGTCGTTTACTATAAAACAAACAATCGGACAAGGAACTCAAGTTCTAGATACTCTTACCCAAGCTTTAGCAGGAAATGGATTACCTACAGAATTATCACAATCATTTACTCAAGCAGGAATTGATCTAGCAAGAAATGCAACATTACAAACTTTAAATGGAGCAACAACTGTATTAAAAAATTTGGCACAATTTTTTAATATTCAATCAATGCAGGGAGGAACTTTTTCAGGAGGAACTATTGCTCTTCCTGTTCCTGCAAATCTACAAACGGCATATAACATTCAATATGATACTCCTGAATTAGGAATGGCAGGACAAGCAATTAAACCCTTTGATAGAAATATGTACGGTATTCAAGGAATGGATAACGGTACAACTGGACAAAATATTGCCCAATCTGCTCTTGGTGTTGCGGCTACATTTGGTGGAGCAGAATCTCTTTTAAGTAATCCTTTAGCTCGTGGAGCATTAAAAGTTGGTTTTGGTATTGCGGTTAATCCTCAAAAAATAGTTCTTTTACATGGAGTTAATTTTAGACGGCATCAATTTACCTATAGACTTTCTCCTAGAAATCTAGATGAATCTAGACGAATTAATAAGATTATTCAGAAATTTAAGTATCATGCTCATCCAGGTCTTGCCGGCGGACCTTTATTTTTTAGATATCCTGAATTTTTTGAGATAACAACAAATTCTAATTATACTTTTAATATCGGTCCTTCGGTATTAGAAACAATAACTGTTGATTATCATGGACAAGGATTTCCTGCATATCATAAAGATAAGAATGAAAATGAAGGAAATGCTCCAGCAGAAGTTATACTATCTTTATCATTTCTTGAAACCGAAATTCTTACTAAAGAAAGATTATCCGAAGAACCAGGAGGAAATAGATACTAATGTTTTACTTTTCAAATTTTCCTCTCACATATTATGTTTTAAATAATTCAAATAAAAATGACGTAAAAATTGTTACGGACATTACTAAAAGATTTACAATAAAAAATCTATTAGGAAAATTTTATAATACTGCATTTTATGAGTATTATGTAAAAGATGGAGAACGTCCGGATGTTATAGCTTCTGTATATTATGAAGATGAAAGATTGGACTGGTTAGTATTATTGGTTAATGAAATTTATGATCCTTATTTTGAATGGCCGTTATTTGCGGAAGATTTTAACAAATATCTTATAAGTAAATATGGCAGTATTCCTGCTGCATATCAAACAGTCCATCACTATGAACAAATTATAAGCAATCAACAAATTATTCCTTCTAATGACGGAACATTTATTACTATCTCAGAAAGAACGCTCATTGTAGATTATGATACTTATGTCGGACTAGCGGCATATGAAAGAAAAATTGTTAGTGTATATGATTATGAATTTAATAGAAATGAAAAAAATAGAAAAATTTATTTGTTAAATAGACCATCTGTTCCACTATTGTTAGAACAACTAAAAGACGTATTCAATACTGATACTGTGAGATAAAAATGTCAACAGATGCACACAGCGGCGTTATTACTGCGATTACAGTTAATGGAATTAATATAGGGCCTCTTGTTGATAAAATAGATATTACAGAAAATATAGGAAGCGAGCGCGGCGGCGGACATGTTGTAGCATCAGTTAGAATATCTGATGGAACAGGATTTGAAGATAAATTTAAATCTGGTGATGATATTGAATTTAATGTTGGAAGCGCAACATTAGGAAGCTTAAAATTTAAACTTTGTATTGCTGAAAAAGATTCAGAAGTTCAGCATAAACCAGAATTAAAGGCATATGATATCAGATGCATTTCAAAAACTTCTTTAGCATCTCATTCAAAGACTGCCGAAAAAGGATATAAAAAGCAATCTCCAACAGAAATTGCTAGTGATATGTGGAAACCTCTTGAAGAAATAGAGGGAACAAAACTTGACATAAGATCAAATGCTGAAGGAAAAATTGACTGGGCAACTCCAAGAGGATCACCACCAAACGCAATTAATACGATACTAAGAGAAGGTGGTCAAGAAGGTAAAGCAAATAACTTTAGATTTTTTGAAACATTAAATAATAGTAATAGAACATATGTTATTGAAACTGAAGAAGATATGAAGAAGAAGGGATCCGTAGCAAATTATAAAATTGAATATCCTACTGATAAAGGAATTTCAAATCCAGGAGATCAGCAAAATACTGTTGTTGCTCATACCTTTGATACAGGATTCAGTGTGCCTGGACAAATAACAAGCGGCGGCGGTAGTTCAAAATCTGATTACACTGATGTTGCGACTATGCAATTTGGTGAAAGATCAAATGAATATGGATTAGACGAATATACAAAATACGGTCATACTGGAAATCAAATACCCTTTGGCGATAATATAGTGTCTCTTTTAGGAAATAAAGAAAATAATACAGTAGAACAACACATAATAACTAATAGATATAGTAATGAAAAATCAAAATTTTATAAAGCTCGTCGTGGTGAAAATGAACATGATAGAGTAAAACAAGATAATTCATCAACAGATCAGGCAAATAGAGGCCAAACTCCTACGATGAAGGCTGTATTTGTTGTTCCTGGTAATCCTGCATTAGGCGCTGGTAAAACTATTAATGTTGATATAAAGGGCACAGGAGAACAAGCAGGAAAAGATCAAACAAAAACTGGAAAATATTTGATATCAAAACTGACTCATAGTATTTTCAAAGACGGCAATCAAATGAAATATTACTGTAAGATAGAAGCAAATAAAGACGCTATAGGATAAACATGGCAATTAAATCAAACGATTCTTTTGGATTTAATCCAGTATTTTTTACTGGAACTGTTGAAGATCGTAGACCATCAAAAGATAAAACTGTAATAGGACATTTAAAAGTAAGAATAGACAATTGGCATACACAAGATAAAGGTAAATTGCCAACAGAACAATTACCATATGCTGCTGTATGTACGCCAAACAGTGGTGGAATTAGTGGAATGGGAAGATCGCCAAATGGTTATATGAAGAATAGTAGAGTGTTTGGTTTCTTTCTAGATGCAGAAAAACAATATCCAATTATTTTAGGATCTATTCCTCATATTCAACAGAAAAAAGGACCGACTAAAGGAAAGATCAAAGGCGCATAATGATTAGTAATGATACCGTTCAAGTAAAGAAAACAACTAGCACTTCTTCTACTCCTGTAATTACAGGAACTTGTTTATTTACAAGACTTACTAATATTCCAAAACCAACACCTCTTCGTGATATGATAATTGTTATAAATTATAATTATTATAGATTGTTTGATGGATATCTTACGCTTGATGAGAAATCTAATCCTTATAATTGGAAAATAAAAATTCCTGCAAATAGAGCATTAAGTATTGGAAGTTATGATGTTAGAACAATATTACTTGATATACAGTCTAATAAAATAATATTTGATAAAGTATACGAAGATTATTTAAGTATTACTCAAGACACAACAGCAACTTCTTCAAGTGGAACAGGAAGTGGTAGTGGCAATTCAATTCAATCTCTCATGTCACAAATGGGAGGATTGATGAATATGATGAATCAGCTTGGACAAAAACAAGGAGTTCATCCTACAACAGATGATGATAGCTCTACTAATTTAAAAGATAGAGATAAACAAGAAGCCGATCAAGATTCTCATAGACAAGATGATAAGAAACAGCATGACAATTCAAGTAAAAATGAAATACCCAAAGCAAATTTACAGGATGTAACAGCAACTAGTGGTCATGCAGGAGATGCGGCAGATCAAAATGGGCAGCCACAGTCAAATCCAACTGCTACACAAGGCGCAGATGAAAAAGGATTTATAGATATGGCCGCCGCGATGGATGGAAATATAGCAAAAATGCAACAGACCTTTATTGATAATACAATAAGTTTTGCGCCAAATGTGCAACAGGCCTTTATTGATAATACAATAAGTTTTGCGCCAAATGTATCCTTTTTATCAAATTTACCAAATTTTGATATTGGAAAATAGTGGAGTAATAAAATGGCAGAATCTAAAGAACAGTTTGACGCAAAAAAAAGATATCCTAATAAAGGCGAAGAAACTGATCCACAAGAATACTATCTTAGAACTACTTTACATCATGGTGAAGATGGTTCTGAAATGTCATTTAATGCTACTCCAGGAAACAGAGCGGTAACAATAAGACATGCTGCTGGTACTCTTATTCAAATAGTAGATGATGGTTCATTAAAACAACGAGTTGAAGGAACAACAGAACAAACTTTAAAAAAAGGATTGCATTTATTGATAAGTAAGGGTGAAGATGATGATGCATTTACAATTCATGTAAGAGAAGGAAATGCCAAACTAACATTTAAAGGCGATGTTCGTATTGAAGGAAAGAATATTGATTTTACTTCAACTAATGATTTTAATTTAAAAGTTGGTGGTGCTTTTAGAACAGAAGTTACGGGTGATTGGGGAATACAAGTAAACGGCGCACTAAAACAAAAAGTTGATGGAGATAATTTTGAAGTTATTGGCGGAACTTATCATCAGTTAGTTAAAGAAAAAACTTTTGTTACATCTAGAGGAGATTATAATTTGGATGTAGGAGAAGATGCTCTTTTAGCTATAGGAGGTGAAGCTCAAATGTCAGCTTCAGGAACATTAGGGCTATCTGGTTTAGAAGCATCTTTATCTGCTGTTGAAACTGTTACTGTGAATTCTTCCGATGGACAAGTAGATATACATGCTCCTTCATTAATAACAGTAGAATCTACAGGAGGAGATGTTACTGTTGAAGCGGCATCGAAAATAAAAAATAAAGTATCTTCTACTGGTATTCAAATTGAAGACGGAAAAGTTTCTGTCACTAAGGTTGCTCATATCGGTGTTGATGATCTTGGTGGTGATGCTCCAAATGATTCTCCTCCAACGCATTTTCCATAGGTAATACAACATGACAATCAATCCAGATATTACGACTGAAGTATTAGATATAATCTATACACAATATGGAAATTGTCTTCATTTAGATAATAAAGACAATCTAGTATTTGATCGTCCTATGGAAAATCAACAACCAACTCCTGAGACATTAACGAGTTTAGATTTTATTAAAGAATTTGGATTTAATGAGTTTCGTAGAACTTATTATGATATATTGTATAATACTAATACTACTTTATATAATAAAACAGTGGCAATATTAAATCATAACATAGGTATAGTATAACACATGGCTGATTTTATTAGTCCTAGAATATCTCGTGATCCATTTTATAATGACCGCGTTGACAAGACGGCCGAAGCGGTCTACGGCAATGGATATGGCGAAGGAAGAGGTCAAGACGAACCAGTAAAAAAAGTAGAACAAAAAAAAGAAGAAAATAAAAAATCAAATCCAGTAAAGAGTTCAAAAGCATCTGATATAAAAACGCAAGTAAAAAAAGTTACTAAAGAGATTTTACCAAAATATACTAAAAAAGATTCTGGCCAAATAATGACTACGATGATGCAGACTCTTATGCAGGGAATACCGCAAGGAGGAAGCACAGCAGCGCAACAACCAGAAAATAATACATTTATAAGTTTGCGTGTAGAAATGACAAAGCTATTTTCTTATTTTTTATCTGGAGATAAAGAAGCATTTAAGTCTCAATTTTCTTATATTGCAAAGACTTTTCCATTAGCAAATATTAATTTTATATTATCAATAATGCTTTATGACGCATTAGTTTTAGAAAATCCTGATGTAACAAAAAATAAAATACCTAATATAATGATTCCTGTTCCTGGTCAGGGAAATAAAGGCATTCAAGCGACAAACTCAAATCAAGCTTTAGGCCAATTATTAAATATGGTTGGACAAATGATGGGAGGTATGGTAAAAACTCCAACAAAACAAGCGGAACAAGTTAAGCCAACAAAAGCTGCGCCCGAGAGAAGCAAATCAGTTGAAAAGAAGAATTTGGCTGCTGATGATTCCGCACAAAATCAAATGGGTAATATGCAGATGCCATTGTCTCAATTCATGAGTATGATGGGAACAATGCAACCTACAAATAATTTAAATAATCAAAATAGTTCTCCTAGCATAAGTCCGCAAAAACAATCAACTATTGCTAATACTGTAAACTGGGGATCTAATCCATATCCAAGAAACAATGAAAATGATGCTATAATCACTCAACAACTAGATATTTTATCTCAACTTGAAGATTTATCTGTTCAATTGGGCACTTTAGCCGATACTTCTCCGTTGTTTAGCATGTCATATCAAGAATTAATAACAAAATATCCTCAGATTACTCAGGCCACAACTGTTGGGCAAGCTCTAGATATTATGGCAGGTAGAATAAATCCTGTTATAAGTTAAATAAAACAAGCATAAATACATAAAAAAAGAAAGATATTCATGCGAGAATTGCCTACATTAAATAGAATAACGCATAAGGATTTTGATCTCAATATGAGAATTAATCCTGCTACTGGTAAATTGATTATTAAAAAGAATGACGATGCTGTAAAACAAGCATTAAAAACTCTAATATTAACTAATCAATATGAGCGTCCTTTTAGACCTTTATTTGGTGGAAATGTAAGAAGAACACTATTTGAGAATTTTATTCCTGGAACATCTGATATATTAAGAACTGATATTGATCTAGCTATTAAGAATTTTGAACCTAGAGTCGCTTATCTCGGAGTAAAGGATGATTCAATAAGAATTGAGGCTTCTCCAGATAATAATAATTTGAATGTTACAATACTATTTAAAGTAAATAATACTCTAAACAATAATAGTCTTTCACTTTCTCTAGTCCGAGTGAGATAATGGCAGCAAATACATCAATAACAGTCACAGGATTAAGCTTTGATATTATCAGAGCAAATCTAAGAAATTTTATAGCAGCAAAGCCAGAATTTGCTGATTATGATTTTACAGATTCCGCAATGGGCACATTGCTTGATCTATTAGCATATAATACTTATTATAATGCTTATTATACAAATATGGCAGTTAATGAATCGTATCTTGATACGGCTCAATTATATAATAATATTGTATCAAGGGCTAAACAATTAGGATATACTCCTCGTTCTGCTCGTGGAGCTTCTGCAAATGTAAAATTAATATTTACAACATCTACAGCAAATACCACATTTAGATCAATTCGTATTCCAAAAAATACAAGATTTACAACAACAATTAATAATCTTTCTTATTCGTTTGTTACTCCACAAACATATGTTTTGACAGCAAACGCAACAAATGGATTTGCTGAAACTATTACAATTGTAGAAGGTACTCCTCTTACACATAATTACATCTATAATAGAACATCTAATACAGAATTTGTTTTACCAAATCAGCGAGTTGATACAAGAAGTATTACTGTAACAGTAACAACAAATGGAAATTCTGCTACATATATTCCAGCAGACGATATATTTACTGTTAATTCTTCTTCAAGAGTATTTTATATTGAAGGCGATAAAGAACAAAAATATAAAATATCTTTTGGTGATGGAATTTTTGGAGTACAACCAGATAATTCAAGCGTAATTGCTGTTTCATACAGAGTATGTTCGGGAACTATTACTAACGGGGCAAATACATTTTCTCCTGTTAATACTGTAATTGCCGGCCAATCTGGAATTGTAGTGCAGCCTATTGGAAGAGCATCAGGCGGCGCCGAAATAGAAGATATAGAGTCTGTTAGATTCAATGCTCCTCGTGCTTATGAAACGCAAAATAGAACCGTAACTAAAAATGATTATGAAAGAATTGTCAAAAGAGAAAATCCTGATATAGCTGCGGTATCAATTTGGGGCGGAGAAGAAAATATTCCACCAATATATGGAAAAGTATTTCTTGCAGTAAAACCAAATTCAGGATCAACATTCTCTTTATCTGATAAAGAAAGAATTAGACAATCCGTAAGAAAATATAATGTGCAATCAATTGATTGCGAAGTTGTTGATCCTTCATATCTGTATATTGTTCCTTATGTTATTGTTAGATATGATCCTACTCAAACTTCGCTACTACCCACAGAATTAGGTAATAATATCGCAAGTAATATTATAAATTTTGAAGGACGATATCTATCACAATTTACTAAAGCATTTAGATATTCTAAATTTTTAGAAAGCATTGACAATGTTGATCCTGCGATTGTTTCCAGTTCAGCTAGAATAAGTTTACGAAAGACATTTATTCCTTCATTAACAAATGTAAACACTTATACTATAACATTTAACTCTGCTCTTCAGAAATTAGGACTATCAACAAATCAAACATATAATGGATATGGATCAATAACATCATCAAGATTTATTTTTAATGGTCAAACATCTTATTTTGATGATGATGGATTTGGAACATTAAGAATTTATTATTTGTCTGCTACAGGAACAAATCAAATAAGCCGTGTTTATACAAACTATAATGCAGGATCAATAAATTATGATGCTGGCGTAATAACTATTAATAACTTTGTACCGACTAATTATTTTGGATCAGGATTAAGTATTCTTGCTGCACCAGTAAATCCTGAAATTATACCAATTAGAAATCAGATTCTTCTTATGTCTCAATCAGAAGTTTCTGTTGTGAATGATATTACTGGAAAACAAGAAGCTCTTGTATCTAATATTGAAACTGTTGGACAAACCGCAACAATTCTACAACCACAAAGAAAACTTTATAACTTCTAATGGCAATAGTAGGCGCAGAAGAGATATTCAAAAAGATATCTTCGCAAATTGATTCGCAATTTCCTGGATTCATTCGTGAAGAAGGTCCAAACTTTGTCGCATTTCTAAAAGCTTATTATGAGTATATGGAACAAGATGGAAATGTTGTAAGTAGAACAAGACAATTCTATGACATTCAAGATATTGATAGAACAGTAGATGATTTCATAGAATATTTCCGTCGTGAGTTTATGATTAATATTCCAAAAAATGTTCTTGCCAATAAGAGACTTCTTGCCAAACATATCAGAGAATTTTACAGAAGTCGTGGATCACAAGAGTCATATAAGTTTTTGTTTAGAGCAATCTTTGACAAAGAAATAGAATTTTATTATCCTGGTGATGATATTCTTCGTGCGTCAGATGGCCGTTGGGTTAAAGAAGTTGTTCTTCGTGTCGCAAAACCATTTAATATAGATCCTAATTATCTTCTTGGAAGAAAAATTATTGGCGAAACATCAAAAGCTGTAGCAACAGTTCAAAGTATTTTGGCCGTCGAAGCATCTGGTATTACACTATACGATCTCACTATTGAAAATCTTACTGGTGTATTTCTTGATGGTGAAAGAGTAACTTATGATTTACAATCAGGAAAATATGTTACAGTCAATGGTCAGATTGACGGTCTTTCTGGACTAAGAATTCTTACTGGTGGCGCGGGGCATCGTCACGGCGATCTTCTTGAAGTTGGTGGTGCACAAGCAACACAGACGGCAGAAGCATTAGTCAATGAAGTTACTGATATTGGTGCCGTAAAAATTAAACTTGTTAATGGTGGTTCTGGTTATAATCCGCAATCAACGCGAGTTATTGTAACTGGTGGTAATGGAACTGGTCTTGAAGTCGCTATTGATTCATATTCAGCAACAGCAATAGGAACAGCATTAAATAATGATTTTATTGGACCGATGAGTAATGTTGTTCTTAATACTGGACCAACATTTGTAAGTCTTGGCGCAAACACTTCTTCTGTTTCTGCTTCTCTGGCCGCAGCAAACGTATCATCAACGTTGACTTCTGCATTAAACTTTTCAAATAATGTCACTTATTCTGTAAATGCCATTACTCTTGTAAATCCTGGATCTGGATATACAACATTACCAACTGTTAGTATTATAGATGATGAAGTTTCTCCACGAAATCTTGATGATGGATTTGGTGGATTCCTTGGCCGTAACGCAGTTGTCTCTACAAATAATTTTCCTGGAGTTATAAAATCAGTTACAATCAGAACTCGTGGTGCAAACTTTAATAGAAATGAAGTTGGATATCTACTAAACGTAACACAGGGAAATTCTTTTTATACAGTTAATGCTACAGGATCATTTGTTAATGGTAGTCCAACAACAACATACGTTCTACAAAAAAGAACTTATGACGGAACACATACACCACAGCCTATTGGTCTAACAATATATCCCGGTAAATATATTGATACAAAAGGATTCTTAAGTTGGAACAATAGACTTCAAGATAATTATTATTATCAAGAATTCTCATATGTTATTCGCGTATCAGAACTTGTAGACAAATATAGAAATATTATAAAATCACTTGTTCATCCTTCTGGTACAAAGATGTTTGGTGACTATAAGATTGGCGTTTCTATAGCAACACCGATTTCATTTGTTCGGGCGTCATCAAATCTTGAAGCTGTAAAACTAGAAGAATCTGTAACGGCAACTGATGTTATTGTTGGTAGATCAATTATTCCAGCATCAATATCGGAGTCTATAACAACAACTGATACTGTTG